CGTCTTTTGAAAGGAGGTTTCCTAACCAAGCCTTATGCGGGCTTGGTGAAGGTTGCGGTCACTACCTCAGATACGGCTCCATCCTTGATGGCGATAGCCTTGATGGTGGTCGTAGCACTCAGCGAGATAGCCTCACTATAGGTCGTACCATTCGAGGCAGAGGGAACGCTTCCATCAGTGGTGTACTTGATGGTTGCACCCGTTGTCGCAGAGGCGAGAGCAACGCTCAGGGTAGAGCCTTCAGCCCATGTTGCGGGGGTGAATGTAGGAGCCGATACGGTTGCCCAATCGGATGCCTTCACCTTGAACTTCTTGTAAAGCTCACCATCCTCGCACTGAAGGATCTTGAAGGTCAGATCCACGTACTGACCCTCCTCCTCAGATGAGCCAGGTCGGAACGATACATGGGTTCTGCGGGCTTTGATACCCACCGCACCGATATTCTTCGGAGTCAGCTTGATCGAGAAATCGTCAGGAACCACGTTTGTCTTGACGGTCAGCTCATCGCCTCCCTGAGACTTCACGGCTCCCGTGAACATATTCTCTGTATCGAAGTCCATCTCCTTGACACGGGTGGTGATGGTAACAACGGGCTCACCCTCTTCCTCAGCGACCACGACTCCGCCCGTAGCGGTGGCGGTCAGCTTCTCACCATCCTCTGTGCCGAGAGTGGTGGATTTGTCATTGATCGTACCGATGGATACGAGGCTTGAAGCCATAGCGTCATTATCGCCAGTCTTACCGACCTCGATCTTACACTTCGACCATGACATGATAATCTTTCTTGCCATATTCTTCGACTTTTTTAGATTACACTTATTGAAAAACTACTCACTAATCCTTCTGAAATGGATTCGGGCGGTTACGCACCATTGCCCGATTTCCTCATTCTTCATAGAGGTGGGAGTCCCATCGGTCTCCATCCAATACTCGGTCTCATCGTTCTTATCGACAAAATCCCTGATCGCTGCCTGAAGCACTCCGATGCGGGCTGCATCACGAACCATACGACCATCCGTATTCTTGGCATCGGGAACGTAGATGTTCAGGATCACCACTCCCGTCTGAATCTGCTCATCAAGCCCCGCAAGGAACTTCACTATCAGATCCTCGGTCTTGGCATTGGCTGGGCGCATATCAGGGCGATATACACTCCCCTTGATGGTGTTTCCGAGACTTCCATTCTTGATGAAAGAGTAGAAATCACGCTCAACCTCGATCTCCGTCTTTATTGCCATTCCTATTCAGGTTCTATTAATCCGTTGAGTAACTTCTTGGCGAGGGATTCAGCTTTCAGCTCTGCCGATGTAAGCACATCCTTATGATGGATATTCTCCACGTAGGCGGCATATTTCATGCCCGCACATACAATTAGCACCACTCCCCAAGGAAACTTCGCCTGAAGCGATTTAAGGAGGGTTTCGGCAGCTTTTGCACCTAATTCCCCATTGCCCTTGGTTCCGCTATATTGCTTGGATGCGCCATTTACAACGGGATTCCCGTCATAGAGCACCACATATCCGATGGATGATCGCAGATTTCCCGTGATATCGTTATAGCTACCGCTCTCCCTCGCAATCCTCACGCATTCCTCCCCGATATAGGAGAGCTGCTTGATGAGGTGATCCACAATCTCATTCATCTTTCTTTTCAGCCCCGATCTGAGTTTCCTCATATCGGTCTTACTCACGATGACTCCCTTGTATTTCTTATGCTGGGTGAGAACCTTCGCCATGACTCAGACCATGATCTGCGTTCTGCCTACGGTGGTAAGAGGCTCGGAACTCAATACGTCATACTCTCCGAGATCCTCCCCATTCCTCTCCAAGGAGATGCGGAGATGGGGAAAGGCTTTTAGCTCGATGAGGATCAGGAATGATGCCTGACGGAATATTCCATCCTCATACTTACCCTTTCGGGTATCGCTATTGGTCTTGATAGAGCAGGGGATGGGATCGCTCCAATCGCTCTGAGCCGCAATAGGCTCACCATACTCATTCAATCCGCCACCTTCGACTATTTCATATCTGAGAGTTCCGTTTGTCCTCATATTACCATAGGTGAGATCCATCCTCCATGACCCTCATATAGTCGCTCAGAACCTCATCGGCATCGAGTCCGTAGATATTGCACCAATACTTGATACTTTCCTTGATTCCATCCTCCCTGACCGATGTAGAGATACCATTCTCTGAACGGCTCCCCTCCACATAGCCCATTATCAGGCTTACCGCCACCCGAAAGATCGCAGGATCCTTCGGAGTGGCTTCAGCCGTTGGGGTGATGCCCTCATTGAAAAGTGCAAGCTCGATGGTCTTATCATCGGGATAGAATGTGTTCGCTATTGCGTTGCACAGACTTTTCAATGCCTCAGAATTCTTCATCGACTAATTCTTGGTTTTGAGGGTGTAGATTCCATTCATCTCCGTGATTACGGGCAGGGCATTGACCTCAGCCTTGGTGAACTCGACTCCGTTAGAGCCCTGAGTCTCACCAACACCCCACTGAGATACACGGATGCGGTTATAGTTAGAGTAAGCCACTCCAGCCTCAGGCTTCAGCTCGTTATTCGCCCAAGCGTTCTTAACGATACCGAGCTTTCCATCAGGAATAAATACCATATTCTTGGCATTCCAAGGAGAGTAAGGAGTGCGCTGAGTTCCGTTCTGAATACGTACCTGACGGCGGATGGGCACGAAGATGGGGAATCCGTTTTCCTCCATGTATGCGTTGATATCCTTCAACTGCACAATCTTCATGGATTTGTCGGTTCCGTGGATCATCTGCTTCATCTTCTTAGAGCGGCACATATAAGAGATTCGGTCGGGTGAGCAAAGGATCTTTGCAAACGCAACCTTATCCTGAGCGGCATCGATGATACTCTGAATATCCTCGAAGCAATCAACCGTCTCGATATTGGCATCAATCCACTGAGTTGTGGCTGAAGCGATATTGGCAGCGGGCTGATTGTAGTCGATCAATCCACGTGCACCTCCCTCAGGGTTGGTAGTGTCATCAAGGGTGAACTTACCTTCGCTTGAGAGTGCGCCACAGAAGATCATATCGAGCTTACCGAGAACACCATTAACTACGGTCAGAACCTGACCCCACATCAGCTTCACAAGCTGCTCGTTCTTAGCCTTGTCAGGCAGGGACTTAGAATCGAGGATCTGCAATACCTTGCGATAATCCTTGGTAGTCATAGGCAGGGTGAGTGCATGGGTCAGGATGGTCTCCTTCAGGGTTTCAAGACCCTCTGTGCCAAGGATAGCCTCCTTAGCATCAGTTCCGATGGTGGGAGCTGCAACAGAGATATTGTACTGACCGATCAATTCCTCGAAATCAAGTCCGATGGTTGGGATATCCCAATCAAGGAACTGCTCGAAGATCACGTTGTCGAACAATTTCTTATTCAGCTCTGAGACCTTATCGAAGCGAATCTGAACATTCTTAGTCAGTTCGCCAAAGATTGTTGAATAAATAAACTCAGGCATGGTTCTACTGCTTTATGAACAGAATGTTCGGGTTAGACTTGAGGCAGCAGCCATTCAACCAATCGGGCAGGATGGGGAAGCCGAGGCTCGGATAGAGCACGACAGCCTCATAAGCTGCATCGATGGTCGGCAGACCTTTGCCATTGAACTCTTTCACTGCGCCATTAACCATATTCGGGGTGTACTTAGCCACAGACTTCTGCAAGATGACATAGTCACCTACTGCAAGCGTTTCCTCACCGAGATACGGAGTGACACTCTGAAGCTTGATCTCATCGTCACCGACTGACTGAGCATCGTTAGCGACAATCTTCAAGGCTCCAGTGGTTGTAGAGGTTGCATCGAGATAGCCATAATCCAATGACTCGATGATGGCATCACCATTGCTCAGTCCCGTGATGGCGGCTGAGAGGTTCAGGACATCGTAATCGGCATTGGAGGTATCGATCGATGATACGGTCACGGACTTATCATCCTTGCCTACCTTGGCGATCACGTCACCTACGGCAAAGAGATGTCCCTTGGCAATTCGGGGCTTCGAGGTGGTTCCACCACTCAGGACTGAAGCGATCTTGATGACTGCGGCAGACATCTCGCTGAAGTTCACCTCCACAAGCACTCCACGATAAACGACAGAGCCAACGGGGATATTATTCTTCGGCTTGAAACCACCTGGCAGCATCTTACATTCGCCTCTCCAAATCTCAGGAGTATGCCCCTTGATTGAAGTTTTCTTGAATTCGATAGCCATTGTTCAATGCGAATTAAGGGTGAATAATTATGGATGCTTAATTGTTGTCGGGTAAGCCTTTCGCCCATGCGTCTGCATCGGCTTTCATTTGGTCTTCGATCTTGCCCGTTTCCTGAGCCGCACCCTTTGGCATCAGGTTGTGAGAGACCAATTCATTCTTGAAATCTCCAAGAACCTTATCGAGATCTGCATCCTCAGGGATTGTACGATCCTTCAAAAGGAATTCGGGAATTCCGAGCTTCTTGGCTTTCTCAGCGATCAGCGCAGAACGCTCTCCCTTAGCTTTCTCAGCCTTCAGAGCCTCATTCTCAGCCTTCAGATCATTGATCGACTGAGTCAGAGGTGCAAGCTGCTTGGCGATAATGGCAGCGATCTTTGCGTCTTGTTCACCCTCAATCTCAACCTCTTCTTCGGTCTTGATCTGATTGTGAGTTGTGGTTTTACGTGTCTTTCTCGTGATCTCCCCCTGCATGACCTTTGCATAGGGAACGAGCAAATCCACCGCATTGTTGATATCCTCATCTGAGGAATCATCTTTGAGACCCTTGCAACCCAGTTCAACGAGGTCGTCAATTGCCTTTTCTGTAAGTCCCATGTCCTTCAGCTTCTCGGACAGAGCCTTCTTAAACTTGATTTTCATATTCT